GTGAACATACCTATCGCAAAATCTCTATTGCGTATTGTCTATGATAGATATGGAAATACAGATAATTACATGCGAGTTGAGGCGTTAAATAATTTTAAAGACAATGACCACATTGTCGGTGACGTTGTCTTGTTCACATGAGAGTTGTAGTAAATAATATCAATGTACTTGTTGATTTTGTAGAGGTTAAGGTTAGTATTGATAAGCTCACAAGACAATTTACAATAAAAGATGTAAGCAACTCTTCTACTTTTAAAATGGGTGATGATGTATCAATCTATGATAATGATACGTTAATCATTAGTGCTAATATAGAGTATGTTGAAATAGGGCAGGAGCGCACCTTTATTTATGCTGGTAGAAATGCGACAAAATATATTGTAGATAGCTACGCAAAATCAACTATCCAGTTTAGTGCTGGTCAGGACTTAGCTGAAATATTATCCGTCATTGCAGAGCCGTTCGGGATTTCAGTAACAGGTAGTGCTTCTATACCATCGGATATCACATCCGCAATCCTCGTTGGCGATAGCCTAGGGGAGTTCGCTATGAAGCTTGCCAAATACTCGGGAGTTATATTAACGAGTGATGCCATTGGCGGTTTACATATAGAAGAGCCTTCATTGGTGGGTGAGGCACGGTTAAAGTATGGTGATAATATACGTAAACGTGAATACAGAGAAGATGCCACTATTATATATGACAGTTACGTTTTCGTATCCCAGAATAGCTATAGAAAAAATGGCGGTCTTGATGTTAATGTAAGAGGTTCGTTTAGCGCCCATGATGAATATAAATCAAAAACAATTAAGGTAGTTCGTGCTAACTCAAATTTAACTGTTCATGATTGTAATGTATTAGCTGAAAGCGAACATAAGAAAGACATGCGTAAGTCACTATTCTACAAAGTTGAGGTCGATAGGTCTCTGGGCATACAAGTTAACCATGTGTATAGTGTTATTGATGATGTTGCCAATATAGACTATAGAATGCGAGCCAAAGAGGTCGTGTTAACACTTGATTCTAATACCGATAAATCTACAGTTACTTTTGAGAGGATATGATTAGATTAGGTAAAGTGCGAAGAATGATTAGCAGCTATATTTCTGAGGTAACCGGCTTAGGTGGCATTACTCAAGATAGAATGGTTAGCCCTAAGGGGCTGTATTCGAATCCTGCTGATGAGGATGCCATAGTAATTCCGCTACTTGAAGGCTCTAGCCAAGATATAATACTAGCAATACAGAAGCCTGTTAAAATTGGTGTTGGAGATGTGCTATTAACTGATGATAGGAACACTATTCATTTAAAATTCGATGGCAGTGAGATTCACATGAAAACTGATACTTTGTCTATTGTAGCCAGTAAGATTAATTTGAATGGTAACGTAACTGTAAACGGCGACGTGTCTACCACTGGAATGTTAACGAATAACGGAAAAGCCGTTGGCTCTACCCATACTCACCTACAGATGCCTGATGGCGGTAGTGGTGGAGTAAACACGGCTCCTCCAGCTTAGAGGTCATTATAATGTTGGATTTTAGATTAACAGATGATTTAGACATTGTTATTGACTTAGGTAAATATGGAGAGCAGGTTAATAATATAACCACAGTAATGACCGCATTTTTTACTGATTCACGAGTGTCCGGCAAGCGCGGCTACTGGTTAGATATAACTTCAAGCGAGCTATGGCTTAACATGCAGACTAGAGTCAGTGAGTTATCTGCCAAAGAGCTAACCGAGTCGACAAAGTCAGTGGCCGCAGAACTGGTTGAGCAGGGAGTTTTTAGCAGAATAGATGCCGATGTGACATCAGGTGGCGGGCAACTGACTTTAAATATAAAATGTTACGATAACGGCCAATTAGTAGAGCATAGGAAATTTAATATTTAATATGAAAGATATTTTAAATAAATTAAGGGCTGATTTCGAGTATCTCACTGGTGAAGACTATACCGGGCTTGTAAGAGCTATCGGGATGGGGTTTGCAAGTAGGTTGAGTGAGTTTTCAAGCAAACTTAAATTCATCGAGAAACAAGCGTTCGCATCTACTGCTGATAAAGATTATTTATATTTACACAGTGGCCAGCTGGTGCCACCAAAAGCCGTTTCAATTGCAAAGGGCTCAGTAGTATTTACTGGGTCTAGTGGCGCAGTTATCCCTGTAGGTACTAGACTTAGCGATGAAAACAATACCTATATAACAACAGTCCGCGGCGTCATAACTCCCCACACAATAGTCGTTATTGTCACGTCAGTGGTGGGCAATATAGTTACAGCTACGTGTGAAGAAGGGATGTTAAACAGGGTCGTCATCGATGGCGTTCCTACGAACGTGAGTATCTCCAATGGCAATATTATATTTGAATCAACTAAATATAAAGTGGGCGACCAACCCTCCGTTAACATTAGTGACAGCAGCGCTATAAATGTTGTTGCAACATCTAAGGGTGATAGCTCAAATAAGCCGCATGGATATGTGCTGAAACTATCGACTACGTTACCCGGGATTGATAGTCTGTGTAATTCTTATGAGATAAGCGGCGGCGATGACCCTGAAACTTTAGAGCAATATCGCGCCAGAGTTTTGCATTCACTATCACAGCCACAGGCGCCTTTCAACGTAGCTCATATAATCCATGCTGTTTATGATGCCGTACCAAGCATAAAGCATATCTGGATAAAAGGTGGTGAAGTTGCTGAGGGTGTCGTTGCGGTATATGCTTTAAACTCGAAGTTAACTTTAACGAGTTCAGAGCGAAATACTATCACTGGAATACTCGATGGTATGCGGCCAGCTCAGATGAAGCCAGATAACATACGGGTAACAGCGCCTTCTATACATAATACAGAGGTTGTCATTCGTGATATATTTCCAGCTGATGATACTATGAAGAATGAAGTTACTAAGAATGTTGAGACATTATTCAGAGCTGACCTTTTCGAAAAAGGCATTACGAAACAAAACATCGAGAGCGTTATTTATAGGACAACTAATGGGAATCAAAGGGTAGAAAGCTTCGTTGTCGATGCTGGGCAATGCTCACCTGTAACCGCAGGTTTCTGGAAGCTCACCGGCGTTAAATTTACATAGGGGTTAGTCATTATGTCGATGTGGTTTAAGGACGAAAATCAGATTGAAATATTGCAGGGCTACCTTCCTGTTGGCAGGATATTCAAAAAGGCGTACTCTCCATTTAGTACTTTTTACAATATAATTCGGTGGCAGGCGTCATCGTTTTCATGGCTTGTTGAAAAGTTCAATGATACGTTTAAGGGGATGTATCTATGCTCAGACAAAACGCTAATTGATAAATGGAAATCTGATTATAATATCCCTAATGGTATATTCTACGAAAGTAAAGATGAGAACAAAAAAGACATTTTCGCGTTAAGATACCTGATGCGTGGTAACACTGAATGGAATTTTAGGGCTGTTGCTAATTTGTATGGCGTTGATGTTGTGATATTACCCGGAGTAGATGATGCTGGACATGAAGCCGGTAATTCGATGATTGTCACTTTTGTTGGGATTGCAGTTAGACGCATACCGCATAAGCTCCCGCATGTCTTGGGCGATGGCAATAAAGCGAACAAGATAATGGAGATGTACGCCATGATGAAGCAAGCCCAATGCCACATTACATACCGCGGCGTACTTCCATCAGACCCTAAACCTAAACCCAGAATAATTTTCTGCGATGGATTGATTTAATGAAAGATTTCGTACATAAAATAGACAATAACCCAACTTCTGCGGGGGTAGTTACAGCAGATGAATACAATAGTTTCCTAACCGAACTAAAAAACGCGATAAAAGTATACGAGCATCTGGACGAGACGGACGAACACCAACTATCAACATCGATGTTCATAGCGTCGCGCAATACGTTCTATCATGCGACTGGGACGGCAAATGATATTATCCTAAATAGAAGCGGTACATCTATTAAAGATTCTTCTTTGATTGATAGACTCACTGTGTTTTTTCAGGCGACAAAAAACAACACCGGTAGAACAACTATCAAGTTGGAGCAGTCACCAGCATTCCCAGCTAGATTCAAAGGGAACGATATGCCGCCTAATGGATTCGAGGCTGGTGATAAATATATCGCAGTATTCGATATGACAAAACGCGAGTGGGATTGTGATGTAATTGCTGTCGGTGGTAAATTCTACCCTAAAGGGGAGACTCACGATGTTGCTAGAAAATATGGCGCTCCGACTGGCTCTATAATCGCACTAGCTGGACTAGCGCCTAATGATGATGTATTAACTAGAGAGCTAAAAGAGAACTATGTTTTTTGCGATGGGTCGATATTAGGTGCCGACAGATTCCCTGAACTCTACAGGGTAATCGGAACCACATATGGTGAGGCCGGGGAGACAACCCCAGTTCTCTTTTTGCTTCCAGACCTCAGAGGAATGTTTTTACGTGGATTAGATGACGGAACGAATCGAGATTCTGGTCGAGTAATCGGTACTTATCAGGGTAGCGCGAACCTTAGGCATAATCATGCTCGTACAGACAATGGCTTCAAAACTATCTCACAAGAGCCAAGTGGCGACGGACACGTTGATTACCATTCGTCTGTACGGCACGGAAAAGATTTAGACTATTGGTCACAAAACACAGGATTCGAAGGTGCTCATGAGGCGCGTCCGATTAACTCAGCTGTTAAATATT